TCAAGAAAGCTGAAAGTCGACTCCACCAGATTCGCCCGCGGATTCTCCACGACGCCCGGCCTGCGGCCGTAAAGCAAATCAATCGCTATTTCAATGTTCGCGTGGACGATCTGGTCGTCCACCGGCTCGGTCAGCGGGACGCTCATCTGCGATGAGGCATAGCCATCAACGATTCGTGCCCCTTTCTCCAGCAGGTCATTGATGACCACTATCACATCAGCATCCGCTATATCCGGCGTCCCGTCGCCATCGTAGGCGAGCGACGCTGCAACCTCGGGAGCCAGTTCGTTCGTCAGGTCCTGCAGCGTCGCATACGCCACGATTTCGCCTCCTTCGTTTACCCAATCACGCCCACGAGGCAGAAGCCAGCGATAAGAAGCCCGCTATCGCCAGGGACATCCTTACCCACGAGCTTCACATCGTAGGCCCAGTCAACTTCGCCGACTTGCGCACCCAGTCCGCCGCCAACGCCTGGAATCCTATCCGTGGTCACGAACATTCCCGACCCGACGTCCGCGCCGCCTTCAATCTTCCACACGAAGGTGCGCACCGCCGTCGGCACACTCTCATCGCCCATGCCGACATGCAGCAGGATGCAATTCTTGCCGTTCCACATGCGCACGGGAACCCGCGTCGCACCCTTCTTTGCGGAATCGTACGTGCCGCGTCCGACTAGAACCGTCTCCAGCTCGGGAAAGATTGATGTCAGCTCCTGACGCCCGATCGGTCCGCCGTACGCACCGTGAATCGCCTTAATCACATCCGCGTGATAACGGAAGGTGCTCCAGACGCCGCGCGGGAAGAGAATCGTGTTCGGCGCAACGCCGGTTATCTTCTCCACCTCGCCGATGGAATGGTCAATGTCCTGCAATGGCGTTCCCGCGGTCTCGTCCCATCGGCGGTTCGCCAGCGCATCGATGTCCAGCTGATTGTCGGCGTGATACTTGGCCTTGTCCTGCACCAGGGTCGCCACCGCCAGCTCGTGCTTCCTCAGCCTCCGTCGCACCAGCACCGGCAGCTTCTTGGCCATCTCGACTCCGAAGATTAGGTTGTACTTCTGCCGTTCAATCTCCGCGAGCACGTACTTCTCGCCGCGCAGCCTAGTGTCGTAGGTATCGAGGCTCATCGTATCCTCGTAGGTCTGAGCCTCGCCGCGCGGTCCGATGAAATCCTTGTCCTCGGAGTCGACCTTGTACTCATCCCGTCCGAAGTAGGGATACTTACCAGCCGCCACATCCATCAGCGCGACCGGTGCCACCTTCATGCCGATGAACTGCTTGCTATCGTCAGCGAGTTTGTTGGCAACAACCGTGCTGACCGAATCAATGGTTGCAGTTGGGGATATGTGTGTACCCGCCATTAGATTTCACCTCCGAATATCTCTGCGGCAACCAGATTGCCGTCAGCGCTTCCGTCTTCGTTCGCCCGGGCGAACGCCCCGTGACCACCGTAGAGATAGCTCTTGGCGATTGCCTTGACGACGCCCGCTCCGGTTCCGTCCGCCACTCCAGTCACCATATGCTTGGCCGTCGCATCGGCAAGAATCGCCGCCACGATCTCGGCGGCCGTTGATTCGATTGCGCCAGCACCGCCCGTCTTCAGGCTCACGTCAATATCTAGGTTGCTCACCGTGATAGTGAGCGGCTGGTTGTTGCCGGTCGGGTCGGTGAAGGTCACGGAAATCTTCTCGCCCTTGCTGCCGTGATACGAGCGATTCGCCGTGAAGGTGACATCCGAATTCGCGTTGTCGGAATCCATGAGCACCGACGCCGCCGCCTTCACCAGTTTGCCCGTCGTCTTGCTGGCACGCAGAAGGTCTCCTTTCGCCACCGCGGCACCGACTTCGGCGTTCGGTATTTCGCCGAGCACATAGACACTTCCGATAGCCGCCTCCTTTACCGCGCCGCTGACGATTCCGAAAAGATTGCCGCCGTCAACCACCGGATAAGCGAGCTTGCCGTCCGCATCGAGGATGACGGCTCTACCACGCGCTATAGCGACGGAAGCAACGGCTTGATTTGTATGCATAAGAGTCATTTCGCACCTCCAGCCTTCTCGGCCAATTCCTTCTGAACCTGCTGCATCTCGGCGCCCGTGAGCTCACGGCCCTTTTCCTTGGCCAACTCGGCGCATTTCTGCGCGAATTCCGCCTTCTCGCCTGAGTCCTCGCCGCCTTCCGCTCTCGCCGCTTCGCCCGAAAGCCCGAGCTTCGGCTGCGCCTCGAAACACTTCGCCAGCGCCTCGTCCAGACCCATCTCCAGCGATTCGCCCTTCTTCTCGAAGGTCACCCGGGTCTCCGATGCGGATAGGGCCGCCAGCAGCTGGGCCAAGCCCGCTTCCTTGACCGCCGGCACGATTTTCTTGTCCGCCACCAGCCGGTCCACGACCGCTTCCGCGTCCGCCAGCCGCTTGACATCCGCCTGCTCGGCCAGCTTCTTCTCCGCAGCCACCAGCTTGGTGTTGGCGTCCGCAAGTTCCGCCGTCAGCTTGCCCGTCTCATCGTCCGGGAAGCTGACCGTGCCACCTCCGCCGTCGCCGTCAACTTTGATCTCCATCCCGAACGCGGTCTTGAAAAAGTCGCGCGCTCGCTCAAAGACCGTTTTCCTGTCGATTTTCTCCATGTCGTCGTCCTCCGTGATTGTGCAGGTAAGGACCTGCGCGTCCTCACTTGCGAAGTTTGCCCGTATTTCGCTTTCGCTGAGAGGCGGCAAGCCAGTCACCGCCGGCACATTCGCCCCCATAAGTCCCACGCCCAGAAGTTCCGTCAGCTCGTTCTTTTCGTTCGGGTTCAGCACCACCGACCGACTCAGCAGCCGGTTCTCGCGGATGGCGTCGGCGATTTCCGTCGGCACATCGGCGTAGTCACCCTTGAGCATTCCGTCCTCGTAGTAAGCACGGCTGACCCAGCCGTCCCCCAGCCCCTCGAACTTATGGTCAATGCTCACCGGCGCCCGGTGATAAAGCGGCTCGTAATCGTCCGCCGTCTGCTGCAGCATCGCATCCGTAACTTCGTGTCCGTTCCATGTCCCCGGACGCATCATCGGGTCACCGATGATCCTTTCGAACCGATACGGGGGCGGTTCTTTCTTGAACTGCTGGTAGTGCTTCTTGATGTGGTTGTAAAGGCTGCGCCGCACATCCGTCGGCGCATATCCCAATCGATTCAGCACCGCTGGCAGCGCTTCCCACGCGACGCACAAATCACCGTCTCGGATGCAGTGGTGCAAATAGTGATACGACCCGAAGTTCTCGCGGTCGGAAGTTTCAATCAGCCCGAAGGCCTTGCCGTACTTCGCCCAATCCATCTGCTCCTTGTCTCCGGAGCCGTCCTTGCTCGCCCATTTCCGGACCAGCTTCTCCTCCCGGTCCACATCCCAGGTGCTGACTTCAGTCGCCTTACCCGGCGTCCAAGTAGGCAGACTCAGTGGTCCCTTCATCGGCGCATCTCCATGCGAACTCGCATCTACCTAGTGCCGAGCTTTCCGCGTCTCCCGGCTCCCACTGGTCGCTTCTGCGCCGAAAGAGACCGCAAACGCACATCGGAGACCAATAACCCCGCCAACTAGCCCCCTTAGTGAGGGACACCGATGTCGCGCACGGAAAACCAGTATGAAGAAAGCACGATCCAAAAGGCGTTGCTCTACCTCAACCTTAACGGCAAGAGCTATAAAGACACCGAGCGCGATACTGGCATCCCCGAATCCACACTCCGGCGCTGGGCCGCGCAATATCCCCACTTCCTCACCGAGGTCGCATGGGCCCTTGACCACGAACTGCGCAACGTCCTGAAATCAATCGTGCAGAAGCTGCTGGACAAGCTCGACCTCGCCATCCCCGAAGTCGAAATCAAAAACGCCACCGACTACAAGCAGCTCTTCACCGCGCTTGGCATCTCACTCGACAAACTGCGCATTCAGGACACCAAAATCCGTCAGGATTTCCTCGCCGACACCACCGGCCAGCAGCCCCTCTTCTCCCCCGATGCGCCGCCCAGCGCCGACTCTGTCGTCCCTGACGGTCAGAGCCAGGTCACCGACTTCACCGAGCCACTAGCAAGCACGCTGGGCGACGCCGAAGGAAAAGCCTGATGAGTCCGCAGTTGATTTCTCTCAATCTGCATCCCGGGCAGAAGGAGGTCTATAACGCCTTCTGGCTGGAGAAGATGTTGCTGATTCAGCTCCGCTGCGGACGCCGATGGGGCAAGACAGAGCTCTGCGCCCGCATCGCCGCCGAGTACGCCATCCGCTTCCCCGGCTCCCTCATCTGGTGGGTCGCCCCCTACTACGGCCTCACCCGGATCGGCTACCGCAAGTTCGACAAGTTCTTCCGCGACCGCAAGCTCCACAACACCTACATCCGACACGCCCGCCAGGAGCCGCTTCATTTCGAGATGACCAACGGCACATTTCTCTACATGAAGAGCGCCGAGAATCCCGACCAGCTCATCGGCGAGGGCGTGGATTTGCTCATCTGCGACGAGGCCGCCCGCTACAGCCCGACGGTCTGGAACGAGAACCTCCAGCCGACGCTATTCGACAATCCCGACAGCCGCGCCATCATCATCAGCACCCCGCGCGGGCACAACTGGTTCTGGGAGCTGAACAACTTCATCGACGCCGGAGACATCCCGCGTTCCCGCAGCTTCCACTACACGTCTTGGGACAACCCCTTCATCTCCAAAGCGCGCATCCAGCGGATGGCGGACGACCCGGGGGCACCCGAGGAGGCGAAGCGGCAGGAGATTTACGCCGAATACATCGATGACGCGCTCTCGGCATTCGCCGGCTGGCGCGCTTGTCTGGGCGGCCAGCGGCGCCCCGCCATCGGCGGACATACTCATTCCATCGGCGTTGACCTCGGCCGCAAGAAGGACTTCACTGTCATCTCGGTCATAGACCGCCAGACCAACGAGCAGGTCTATTTCGACCGCTTCGCCGATCCCCAGTGGACGGTCCAGAGCGCCCGCATCGCCGGTGTGGTCAAGCACTATCCGGGCAGCATCATCATCGAGACCACCGGAATCGGCGACCCGGTCGTGCAGCATTTCCACGAGACCTACGGCGTCAAAGTCGAGTCCTGGCAGCAGACTTCCCGGAGCAAGGACCAGCTGATCCGTCATGGTCAGATTCTACTCGCCGAGAAATCGGTAAAGCTCTTGAACGAGACCCAGCAGTCCAAGGAACTGGACGCCTTCGAACTCAAATTCACGACCAAGGGCACGATGACTGCCGGTGCCCCGCACGGCCAGCACGATGATTGCGTTATCGCGCTCCTGCTCTCCCTCTGGGGTCTGGCCGGTCTCTCCGTAGTCATCCCGACGAATGTCCGCACCAGCGGCCAACGCCGGGAGGCATATCAAATCGCTGGAGGAGTTTTCTGATGGCGAAACGCCAATCACGCGAGAAAGGAGCCGATACGCAGCGCCAGATGGGCGTCATCGCTACGCCGCAGAAGGACTGGTACGCCTACATCTCCTCACTCACCGAGCTGCGGCCGAACGAAGACCTGCTGCTCAAAACCCAGACCCCGCAGAACTCACAGTTCGTCTATCCCTGGGGACTCTATGAAGAGCGGCTCGCGGTTGATTCCCATCTCAAGGCCGTCGTCGATGTCCGCAAGATGGGAGTCCTCGCCCTGCCGACGCTTATTGAACCGGCTGACGAAAGCCCACGCGCCAAACTGATCGCCGATTGGGTGACCTGGATGCTCGCGGAGATTTCACGCGATTATTACGACGGCGGCTTCGCCCGCGACCGCTTCAACGCCCTCGACGCCATCCCCTTCGGTTTCGCCGTCCTGGAAATCGACTGGGACCTCAAAGACGGCTGGCTGGTCCCGATGCGGCTCCTCCATCGGCCGATGCGCCAGTTTAAGTTCACTTGGGGCGGCGATTTGAGGCTATTGGTTTCCGGTGCCGACCTGAAGGGCACGCCGCTGCCCGACAAGAAGTTCCTCGTCTTCACGCCCTACGGTCGCTTCGAGAACCCCTACGGCATCCCGGCGGTGCAATCAGCGTACTTCCCGTCCAAGTTCAAGACCGCGGGCATGAAGTTCTGGGCCATTTTCCTGGACAAGTTCGGCTCCCCCACCATCGAGGGCAAGTACCCGGCGGGTGCCAAGAAGGAGGAGCAGGACAAGCTCTATGAGATCATCGCCGCCTACCAGCAGGAGACCGGCATCCTGGTCCCCGAGGACTTCGCCATCAGCCTCATCGAAGCCCGCCGGAGCGGCACCGCCAACTACGAAGGCTTCATCGAGGTCTGCAACCGCGAAATCAGCAAAGCGATTCTCGGCCAGAACCTCACCACCGAGGTCAAGGGCGGAAGCTACGCCGCCGCGAACATCCACCAGATGGTGCGGCGGGACATCCAGCAGGCGGACGCCTGGGCGGAGATGAGCCTGTGGAACGACCAGCTCATTCGCTGGGCGGTTGATTTCAACTTCGCCGAGCCCCGGCTGTATCCGAAATGGCGCATCCGCGTGGAAGCCGCCGCCGATATGAGACTTACGCTCGACATCGTCCGCGAGATGTTAGCCACGCCGCTTCCGATGTCGAGAGCCGAAATCTACGAAATGCTCCATCTGAGTCCGCCCAAAGACGGCGACGATTCCATCGTCGGCGGCTCGCCAACTGCCCGCACCGGCGGCCTTCCCGGCAATCCCAACCAGGACGGGATCGAGCAAGTGGACTACTTCCCGAAATCCGAGCTGGTCAAAAACCCGGCGGGAGAGCAATAGGAGCCCAATGTGCCCATTTCCCACGCAGACGCCCGCGACCTGCTGAAATATATCGAACCCGAATCGGTTGACTGCTGCGTAACCAGCCCGCCATACTGGGGGCTGAGGGATTACGGGATAGGCGAGGATGCGTTGGGTCTCGAACCGACCCCCGAACTCTACATCGCGCATCTCGTGGAGATATTCCGCGAGGTGAGAAAGGCGCTGAAGCTGCACGGGACGCTCTGGCTGAACTTGGGGGACAGTTATGCGGGGAGTAACAAGGGAGTGATGAGCGATGGTTCGCAGGTCGGAGGCTCCAAGCATCTCACCAATGTCGGTTCAGTATCAGGCTTACAGAAAACCGAAGTGCCAGTAGGTCTCAAGCCCCTCGATTTGTGCATGCTCCCCGCCCGTGTCGCGCTGGCGCTTCAGGCTGACGGCTGGTATCTGCGAAGCGTCATCATCTGGGCGAAACCCAACCCGATGCCCGAATCGTGCCAGGGCTGGCGGTGGGAGAGGGAGAAGGTGAAGGTGACCCCAGGGCGCGTTCCACGCCACGGCATTGAGCGGGGAGTCGGGCATGTTAACGAAAGCAATGTCGCGGAGCGCGAGGATGGTGCCGAATACCGCTACACCGACCGCTGGCTCCTCCGCCACGGCTCAGGGCGACCCACGACGGCTCACGAATACATCTTCCTCCTCGCCAAGACCAACGACTACTACTTCGACACCGAGGCGGTGAGAATCCCGTTCGCGGAAGCTACCATCAACCGCGCCAACTACCCATTCTATCCCGATGACCCGCGTTCACTTCGATTCGCCGAAGAGAACAAGGGACTCGTAGGCCGCACCGCTCAAGAGTTCAATGCGGAGAAGTACGCGAAGATTCGGGATGGCGACCGCTCAGGTGCGAACATCCGCTCCGTCTGGGAGATGACCACCCAGCCATTCGGATACGAGTGGTGCCGAGCCTGTAAGACGCTATACGGCAGCGGGGAGTATCGGCGGCTGAAGATTTACGAGTGGATAGATGACGATGGCAAGAAGCATCAGGAGCGTATCTGTCGGTGCGGGGAGCACAATAGCTGGCTCTCCCACTTCGCCACCTTCCCCGAATCCCTGCCAGAGCGCTGCATCAAGGCGGGGACATCCGAGTGGGGGGTCTGCCCGAAGTGCGGGAAGCCGTGGGTGAGGATGGTGGAGAATCCTCAGATTCCTCCCGAGCTTCGTAACCGTGATGTGAATAAGATGGCCTATCACACCCGTGAGACTGGTGGCGGTCAGAGATTACAGAACTGGCGAGACGAGAATCCATCCACCACCCTCGGCTGGCGACCCTCGTGCGACTGCGATGCGGGCGGCCCGATTCCGGCTCGTGTTTTAGACCCCTTCGCTGGCAGCGCTACCACCTGCCTGGTCGCCCAAAAGCTGGGGCGGGATTACATCGGGCTGGATGTGAACGAGGACTATGTCCTGATGAGTCAGGCGATTATGGAGAGGGAGGGTGCCCCTCTCTTCGCTTCTTCCACCGATAACCAACAACCGGCCCGACGGCAGGAGGCGCTCTGATGGACTTCTTCGGCCTAGCCGGCTACATCGCGCTCTGCATGTTCTATCCCTTCCAGCTCTACCGCATGTTCAGGTACCGCGAAGTCCGGGGTCTCAGCCTGCAGGCCCTATGGTCGCTCTTCATCGGCCTCGGCCTCCTTGAAATCTCGATGGTCGCCTTCGGTGCATATCCGCTCTATGCATACGGCAACGGCTTCACCCTGGCCTGCACCATTGTCATGCTCATCGGCTGCTACCTCTTCCGGGAGGTTCACCCGCCGAAGGAGGGCGCACCTCATGCCTGAACCTCAAACCCCAAACCTCAAACCCTCCCCGGAGACTGCGCATCCGCGCATCCGGATCGTCAGCTCCATCGAATTACAGGCGCTGGCGCTCTATCGGGACGCCTACGCCTCGCTTTACGTACGTCTCGCCGAAGCCCTGCGCGCCACCGGCTCCATCACTTCCGCCCTCGGGCTGATTGATTCCGTCTGGATCGAGAGCCGACCGTTCGCCGACGCCATCGCGTCCTTGCGGCTGTCCTCGAACATTCACGGCTTCGCCGACGAGTATGAAACCGTGAGCCTGTCAAAGGGCCCAGCCCCATTCGCCGAGAGCCGCGAGCCCGAGCTTATCTTCGAGGACGAAGACGCTGCCTACGAGTATCTGCGCGCGAAGACCCCGCTCACGAAGGCGCAGTTCGCGCTCCTCGGCGCCCATGCCGCCGCCGACGCCATCACCGTCACCGGCCTCACTCAACAGACGATCCGCAACCTCGTGAAGCCGGCGCTTCTGGATGCGTTGAACCGCGGTGTCGGCCTGGACGAATTCTGCACACGCCTAGCCGACCAGCCATTCGGAGTCCCCGGGCGGCTGACGCCCGAACTCCACATGGAGATCGTCTACCGCACGAATATCATGACCGCCTACAACTGGGCGCATCTGGAAGCCGGGATGGACCCCTCGGTCGCTGCTTTCTACCCGGGCGCCTACTTCCTGGTCATCCTCGACAAGCGCACCTCCACCATCTGCCGTCCGCTCGCGGGCAAGTATGTATCGCGCTTCAGCGTGATCACCGGCGAATGGTGCCCGCCGTTCCACTACAGCTGCCGCACCGGTATCGCGTGGGCGTCTCCCGACGAATACGACAAGGCCATCAGCGGCGGCAACCAGCTTCCCGAGGAGTACTGGCAGCAAGCCCAACAGAAAGTGCGCAAACTCACTGGCTTCGGCACCTTCAGGTCCCGGATATGGCAATGACCCTCCCCGCCAATGAAATCCTGAGCCTGCCGAAGGGTCAAATCATCTGCGGCGACTGTCTTGAGATTCTCCCCTCGCTGCCAGACGCCTGCGTTGACGCCGTCATCACGGACCCGCCATATGCGATCTCTAGCGACTCAGTGATCAAGCGCCGGGGAACCAAGTTCGAAGCAAAGGACATCGTCTTGAACTTCGGCGATTGGGATATCTTCGAAACGGACGCAGAGTACCTCGACTTCACCTGCCAGTGGTCCGCAGAGTGCCACCGCGTTCTCAAACCCGGTGGAACCTTCATCTCCTACTTCGATAAGAAACGCGTACATATCCTCACTTCGTTCTTGTTGGCTCACGGCTATCGCCTCCGCAATCTCTACGCAGACTGCAAGACCAACCCCGTCCCCCAGGTTCGCAAGGTCAACTGGATGAGCGGCTGGGAACTGCTCGCTATTCTCCAGCAACTCGCAGCCATCAGCCAATTACAGCCTGACGAGCACGCAACGCTTGAGAGGTTCGCAGTCGCCGTCGGCGATGCGGTCCTCAGCTACTGGAGCGTCGACTTCGCACAGGACAAGCATGGCGGCTGGTGGCTCATCGATATGGCGCTAGGCGAAGTCAGTTATGACAGCCGCCGCGAAGCCCCCCAGGTAGACCCGGAAGCCGCTGGGAGGTTTGAGAGGTACTTGGTTGAAGGAGAGTTCCCGCGATGAGCAAGAGGCGCCTTTTGTCTCCTGTATTCCCGAAACACCCAGCGGAGCGGGGCGGCGCGACCTCGGATAATAAATGCCCCCCCTGCCCCTATCCGGCGCCCGATCCCCCGCCGCACCATCCCGCCGCCAGTTATCCACCAGCACCGCCACAGCCGCCGCCACACTGTGATAACACCTATGCCTTCGCATCGCATCCCCGATGCGAGCCTGCCGCCCTCGCCAGCTCCTGCCGCATCATCCCCGGCGCGGTACCTGCGGCCATCCCTTTTTTGCAGCGCCGCCAGCGCCGACCCACCCCGGTATTTCTGACCATCCCCGCCGCCAAGCCATCCCTATCCCACCATCCGGCCGCCGCATCCCCTCTCTCTCTTATCTGTATAGTCGAGGTATCAGCATCAGCATCAGTATCAGTATCTTAAGGGGACCGCCGAGGACTCCAACGCCAGCACCATAGGACAACTGCGCCAACTGCCGGTCTCCATAGGACGCCGGAGGACTACCGAGGATGCGCGAGGATACTTGAACTGCGCGCGCAGATGGTGCGTTTTGCCGATGGTAAAGCCAAAACCGCGACCGGTGCCGAAGAATCTTATCATCAGGGAAGGGATAGCATGCGCGGCCTGAATCCGCCGCCTGAGTGGAATCTGCGCCACTCACGCCGCCGCCGCCACCCCTCAACTTTGGCTTACCTAAGCCAAAACTCAGCGGTCTAATCTGTCGCCTGCGCGCCAGCGCCAGCCCTAACCCCGCCACTTGACAGCACAGCGCAACACGCCGCGATATGGTATAATATGGTATCCCTGAAAGGATGGTGGAATCAATGAGTACCCGAATCACAGACAAAGCCTTCCTCGATTGGCTTCGCAGCTGCATCCGCCAAGCTCACGGTGCGACCATGGTAACGCGGGAAGGCGAGTATCACAAAGCACGCGGCGCGATGTACGCCTTCCAAGCCGCGCTCTACAAGGTCCTGGGTTCCGATGCATATAAGGACCAGCGAGACAGGCGCCTTCTCAACTTGGAAGCTGGCGTTCGCGGTCCACAGGACCGCCAAGGCACCGACAATCCCGACCCCGACTACCGCGAGATCGCATCGCGCGCCTGATCCCCCCGCAGGCCCAGCTATCCCGGCAATGCCGGGATAGGAACCCGGAAGCGCCGGGAATCAATGAAGGATGGTGGAATGAGATGACGGAATGGACGGAAGCCTATGGCGGCCTCTACGCCTGCTTTACCGAATGCCTGCACTTCTGCAGGGCCCGTGGTGTGCGCCGCCGGCAATGGTTCACCAAGAGCTGGGTACTGGCCAATGCGCCAGGCATCGTGCGGTTTCGCCGAAACAAGGTCACCTTCCAGCTCCTGGGTATCTACGGGATGCTGAGCGACCGGGACCTGCAGGCCAAGAAGCGCGAGCGCGCGGAAGCCGCAGTGCTCATCCGCAACGGCGAAGTGCCCGCCGGATGGCGGCATCGGTTCGCCTATGTCGCACGCCGCCAGGGTAACGGCGCCGCGCCGCCATGGCTACAGGAAGTGCTCGCGGAAACCGATTACTGGGATGACAAGCGCGACCGCGCCTGGCGGCGGAAGGCCAATCGCCGTGAGCTCCGGCGAGTGCGGAAAGAGCTGGCCCAGGTCAAGCCCTCGCCGGTTCCAACCGGCCTAGCGGCGGTAACCCTGCATCTGGCATCGACCTACCGCCGCAAGCATTCAGCGCGCAATCTCGCCGATGGCCTGTACCGCCAGTCGTATAACGCGCCGATCGCCGCCTGCAAGCTCTTGCGGCTTGACGGTCAGTTCGAGTTCGCCGTCAGGAAGACTGACTATGTT